ACTGAGTTCACTTGCTTGTGTAAGTCATCAATAGTTCCGTTATTGTCAATATAATAGTCATACAATAATCCAATACTACTATACTCACTAGCGTGTACTGCATAGTTACCTAACTCTACCATAGCTTTTAGTTTTTGTTCGCTACCTTCAGGTTCATTATTGTAATCAACTGCGGCACTATACCAGACAGGACGTTCTCCCCTGCTCACACGCATTGTAATGCCACCTACACTTTTAATAGAGTTAACTTCATTAACAAAACGACAATCTGTAATCACAATGTTTTCATCAGTTTGGCGTAACTTATTCTCCACACTAGCTACCCAAATATCACTATGAAAGTTATTACGACAGACTTCTGTTCCCCAGTATTGTAATACCCATCTTGGGGTGATTTCCATACCTAGTCGTTCACTCCACCATTCATCACGTTGTTCTCGCCAAGCACGACTTGTTTTAGTTGAACCTTCTAAATATTCTCTATTCCAACCAAAGACGGCTGCCACAGCGTCTTTTAAACTTGCCGCAAAACTGACACGTTTGAACCCGTGAAATGTGCAAAGATAGTCGGCAATCGTATCTTTGCCACTACCAATCAATCCTGTAACTCCAATAATCATATGGTAACTCCTGTAATACATATTGTACTACAGGAGAGGTGTAAAGTAAACTGTTTAGGTTAACCTTGTACCCAAGTCAATGGCTGACTGTAATCTACATAGCGTTTTAACTCATCGTATAGTTGTTCCATTGCGGCTTTGCCTTCAGCTTTCATAGCTGTTCCATTTAGTGTTGTGCCACCACCTGGACCTGCGATAGTTCCAAACTTTTCACGTGCTTCACCAATGATTAGTTTAAGATTAGCTAATATAAAATCACCAATCCATACACCTGCACCTGGGTCTTGTAGTAACACTTCTTCTGGTCTTTGAACGTCAGCCCAAATAAGAACACGTTCACCACTACCTTTTGGATCACGAACAATACGTATTACTTTTGTAACTGGATCAAATGTATAGATTACATAACCACCAAACATACGTGCGGCTAGTTCAACATAACCAGCATAGAAGTCGTATGTTGCCATACCACCAGCATAGTTATAGTTTAATAGATAAGTGTTTAATATAGCTGAACTGAATGGATCAAAACTACTTGATCCTGGACCAGTCTCTAATCCAACTGTTCTACGATAGATACAACGAACATTGATAAACTCTTGCGGTAGTGTATAAGTGTCTACATTTTTTACAACTGTCATTAGTGTATATGATTCTGCCGTAGCATTCTGCGCTCTTTGACGATATACTTTAATGGCGTAGTTATATGCCGCTTCGTAGTGTTGAGGATCTAACTCAAGGTCAATGATTCCATCACCTAAACGATAACGAAGGTTTTGAAATAATGCTTGTTTCAACTCATCTAGTGTTAGTCCAGATGGAGTAGAAAGAATGTTTGCTGTTGCAGATATAGTCATATTAGTTTCCTGATGTTGTATTTATCAGGAAACTATTGGTCTTTAGATATCGCCTTCTTTGCGGTTTTCACTATAATGTGCGTCAAAAGTGCCACCGGGATAGCGACTTTCCAACTTGCGAACGTTCTCATCAATCACATCATTTGGGTCAAGGTTCAATGCTCTACAAGCATTAATCCAATACCACATAACATCACCGAGTTCTCGCTTCAAGTGAAACACTTCTGCTTCCGTCAGAGGTTTACCCTGAAAAAACATCTTCTTGGGCACTTCAATAAACTCACCACCTTCAGCCGCTAATCCTAGACAAGCGGTTAGTAATAGTGGAACATTGATATCCGGTCCTCCATCGTTACCGTCAAGTTCATCACATCGGTTCATAAATGTAGTCAAGTCATTACTTGCACTACTAGTAACGGCTTCTACAAAATCTTTGTATTTGTTTAAATCAATATTACTCATTAAAATGCTTTCAGTATAATCATATTCTCATTAAAGCGGCCATTAGATGCAGTAGCTACTGCTTTAATGTCGTTAAAGTATTTACGAGCAGCCGGTTTACTTCCCATTATTTCTTTTAACTGTTCAGCAGGTTTACGTAGTGTTTTAACCTCGCTTTTTGCAGTATCAAATCCTAGCAATGTATTACCTTTAACAGTAAATGCTTTGCTATAATCATCTGCAATATAGTGATGCAGTTTGCGTTTTGCACTATCATAGATCCAAGCTTCACTTGCACCGTGAAGTTTGATAGGACTGATACTAACTAAATCAAGTTTGCTTGCAGTATCTTTAAATGTCTTTTGATACTTCAGTTTAGCTACAATCTTCTCAACAGGTACTGCCTTACGTGCCCTAGGAGCTTTTGCGGCTTTCTTAACACTAATGTAACTGTTCAAGTCATTGATAACTAACTCAATAAACTTAACAATGTTCTTAACCTGTGTTTTAGTCAAATGATTGTAACCTTGAACCAGTTGTACATCGGTACCTTTGAGTACCTCTTCAAACTCATTCAGTTTCTTTTTCCATACTTCAGTTAAAATACTGATATGTTGCGGCATCACATTCTTTTTAGCGACTTCATCCATTGGACGTAGTGTGTGCTTTGTAGGTGCACCGGACGTAATGAACTCATCAAACAATCCCTCAAGCTCACCTGCGGCTTCACGTGCTTTATCTTTTAGTATTTCCTGAATGTTGGGTCGTGCTGGTGCTTCAACTACGGCTTTTTCTTCTTCGGGTTTGTGTACTAACTTTAACAAACGATTGATTTCGTTTTCGAGGGTTAATTCCTCATGTTCAGTCAATGATAGGCCCCGTAACTGCATACGTGCCAACCAGCACAATGTCATTAAGAATTCATTTTCGTGAACCCTACGCATAATCTTAGAATCGTTAGTACGTTTATTATATTCTAAATATTGACTCAACAATTCCTTAGCATCTTTTTTGCCATAAAAACGATTGTACCAAGTAAAACTACGCATTAGAGCCACCCTGCGTTTATCCTCATCCGGTTGTAGAACAAACAATGGTTCATCCCCATAATGTTGTACATCCACATCTCGTGGATTTAATGCTTTAACTAGACTGTGGTCCTCTGTATTACGCTTACGTGTTGCCATTAGGCACTCCTTTGTATTGATTTGATTATTATAACACAACCCATATTTATTGTCAACCTTAGGATTCAAGCGTAGGACATTGCGATAAATACTATTATGCCAAAGTTATCCTTATACCGCCCAAATAAACAGAATGATTATCGTTTCTTTGATAGAACAATATCGGAAGAATTGCGTGTTGGCGGCACGGATTTATACATTCACAAGTATCTAGGTCCTACTAATCAAGGACCTAGTATTGATTATACTCAACCAGAATATGATAGTTTAAATCCACTAAATATTCAGGATCTATTATTCCTAGAGAATAGAGATAGAACATATGACCCGAACATTTATCGTTTGCGTGGTCACTATAATGTACAGAATTTAGACTTTGATTTAAGTCAGTTTGGTTTATTTTTAAATAACGATATTATCTTTATCAATGTTCATTATAATGATATGATTGATATTGTTGGACGGAAACTAATGGTAGGTGATGTGTTAGAGTTACCTCACTTACTAGATTATAATCCATTACAAGAAACTATTCCAGTAGCATTAAAACGTTTTTATAGTATCACTGATGCTAACTTTTCTAGTGAAGGATTTAGTCAAACTTGGTATCCACATATGTGGCGTATTAAATGTGAACCATTAGTTGATAGTGAAGAATTTAGTCAGATATTAGCTGAACCAATTAACCAAGATAACTATCTAGGATTATGGGATAAAGATAAAACATATCCACCGGGGTATGTTATTACATTTGGTGATAAGAATTATATCAGTAAAATAGAAGTACCACCTGGAATATATCCTCCAGATCCAACATATTGGGAGTTAGATACGGCATCAAATCTTAAAGACATTCTTGCTACATACAATAAGAATATTGCAATCAACAATGCGGCATTACAAGAAGCTGAACGTCTTGTACCTAAATCAGGATACGATAGAAATAACTTATATATTGTACCTACATACGGGACATTTGAAACTAACACGGAGTTATCTGGTAAATACAATCAACCGGCACCACCTATTGATGGTGTAGTTCCAAATACAGTACCCCCTACTGCTACAGTTACAATAGTTCAATCTGCATCGTACACAAACCCTAGTCCTGTATTAAGAATTTCTGCCGCATCAGCACAATCTATTTGGGACATGACAGTTGATGCAGGAGTAGTTGCGCCAACCGCAACACTTTCATTAAGAGCTATTACACTTTTACCATCAATGACTGACACTGGCTCAGGCGCAGTGTCAGGTGATACTGTATTATCTATTGATAGTATAGGCTTTAATGTTACAGGACCATATGGTACAGCAGATAATACATACGCTACTGCTGACCAAAATCCAGAAGCACCAAACTTCACTGGTACAGAACCATACGGTCCAAATACTATGGACTATCGTGCTGATTGCGATCCTAGATTCCAATTCATTGCACGTAGTAGCCCACGTACATTCGGTTATACGACTGGATACTTAGATGGCGACGGCACTGCACCTAATGGATTCCCAACTGGAGCAGGTATTAGTTTCCCACAGAATCCGCAAGTAGGAGATTACTTCTTACGTATTGATTACTTACCTCAACTATTGTATCGTTGGGACGGACAACTATGGATAAGAATATCCGAGAATGTAAGAACTCAAACTGGTATGACTGATGGAGATTTGTCACAACAGTCTAGCTTCATAAATAACAGCAACGTAACAGTGTTGACTGATGGGACTACAACTACACAGAAACAAGCATTATCAAAAATACTTGCTATCACCCCGGATCCAATACCACCAACACCTTAAAGAATAAAATATGGCCGCCTTCTTCTATGACAATCAAGTACGCAGATTTTTAATACAATTTGCAAAAATATTCAGTAACTGGCAAGTTACTAAAGGCAAAGATCCTGCAGGTAATGAAATACTTGTACGTGTTCCTGTTATGTACGGTGATTCAAGTCGTCAAGCTAGCACTATCCTTGCTAATAATAGTGCAAGTAATTTGCCAAGTGCTCCTTTAATCACTTACTATATTAGTGCGTTAGAGTATGACCAAAGACGTACACAAGATCCTACGTTTATTGATAAGATTCAAGTTCGTCAACGTAGTTATAATGCAGAAACTCAACAGTACGAACAAGTTCAAGGGCAAGCATTCACTGTTGAAAGATTAATGCCAGTTCCATATACATTGCGTATAACAGTTGATTGCTGGACTACGAACTATCAACAAAAGTTAGAGTTGATTGAGCAACTAGGTACATTGTTTAATCCATCATTAGAAATACAAAGTACAGATAACTTCATTGACTGGACTAGCTTAAGTGTTGTTTACCAAGATGGATTAACATTTAGTAGTCGTACAATACCTCAAGGTACAGGCAACCCCATAGATATTTTATCTTGGAAATTTTATATGCCAATCTGGTTGAGCAATGCGGCTAAACTTAAGAAGATGGGTGTTATCGAAAAAGTTATTGCAAGTATCTTTAAAGGTCAAGCATTACAAGACATACAAGATGACGATTTGTTATTGGGTACTCGACAAAAGATTACACCATACGGATATAAACTATTATTAATTAGTAACAGACTTCAACTACTACCAGCAGATGAAGCATTTTATCCAGGTAATGAAACATTAGAATACCCACCTCCACCGGATACAAGTTTATATTGGAGTAGCTTATTAAATGTGTATGGAACATTAAGACCGGGTATCAGTCAGATATGGTTACAGAATCCATATATGGGTACTGAGATTGTTGGTACTATTGTTCCTGATCCATTAGATGATAGATTTTTGATATATGATATTGATCCTGACACCCTGCCTCAAAACACGTTGGATCCCGTAGACAGCGTGATTAACCCATTAGTCACTGGACCAAACGCAGGATTGCCAGGACCAATTAACGGTCGTAGATATCTTATTGTAGAAGATGTGGGTAGTCCCGGTAATAGTACTATTGCTTGGGGAGCATTGATTGCAAATGCAAATGACATTGTTGAGTTTGATGCAACATCAGGTGAATGGTTTGTGTCATTCGACAGTCAATCTGCTACTACGGTAGAATACGTAACTAATCTTACTACCAATCTTCAATATAGATTTGATTATAATGACAATCTATGGATGAAATCATACGAAGGTTGGTATGCTCAAGGGGATTATTCTATCGTCATCTAATACTGTGATAAATCATAGTATGAATAATATTTCTGCAGGTGTCTTTTTCTATTCTGAAACAACAAAACGTTTCCTGTACCTGTTAAGAAATGATAATAAGAATCCAGGTAACTGGGGTATACCCGGAGGTAAAATAGAAGCAGATGAAACATTGCTTGAGGGTTTACAGCGAGAATGCATGGAAGAAATAAATCACTTCCCAGAACATGCTAAACTTGTACCTATTCAAAAGTTTGTTAATAATACATTCACTTATCATACATTCTTTTGTAAAGTATCAGAAGAATTTACACCTGTATTGAATGATGAACATTGTGGTTACGCTTGGGTAGGTAATAAACAATATCCCAAACCATTACATCCAGGATTGTTTAATACAGTCAACTTTGATGTTGTTCAGAAAAAACTAAACGCACTTACAAAAAAAGCGACCTAAGTCGCTTTTTTATTTTAGCAATTTTGCTATCGTATCAAATCCTAACGATCCTATTACAACACCTGCCCCCATCATCATCCAGCGCCATTTTTCAAGCGCAGAGATTTTGTCTGACATAGACTTATGAGCACCGGCACTAGCATCTTTCATTTCTTTGAGAAGCTGGTGCGTATCTTCGTTGTTCCTCGCAATACAAGCATTTACATCTTTGATATCAGCTTTGATTTCGCTGATATCATTTGTGATATTTTGTACCTGTACTTGAAGCACTGCGATGTCCGTTTCAGTCTTTGGCATTTTAATAGTTTTCGCTACCATCATGATTAAGCATTAGCAATCGTAACGATTGGGTTAGGCTGACCGTCGTATGTATTAGCGGCGTATGCTGTGTTGAATGTAGCGATAACATCAGGGTTAACTGTGTTCAATACCGCAGTGCCTGTTCCAGTACCAGTTGCTGTAGCAATGAATGAAACACCTGTCATATTAGATGCCGCACCACATACTGACCAATCTGTTGTACCAGTAGAGTAAATTGTATATACTGTACCTACACTTAATGAACCGGCTGCAACTTGTGCTGGGAACACTTCAGAATTGTAATCATTAACACTTGAAACATATGCTGTACCAGAGGCTGCATCAGTAGACAAGATGTTCATTGTGTTTGGTGTCAATGCTGTGTTAGCAACATTTGCCGTATAACATGGTGCGATTAAACCAGTTGTACCACCTTTAACTAGGTATTTTGTTTTACCTTTTTGACGAACGATGTAACCGGCTTCATCATCAGCATAGATAAAGGCTGCGCCTGTTGAAGCTACGGCTGCGTTTGCAACTAATTCAACAACATCTTGTTGTGCGTCTGGTGTACCAGTAGCATTAGACAAGTCAACTTCAGCACCGGCCAATGTTGTAGAAACAGTGAATGCGGCTGCGTTAGCAATTGCTTTAACAAAATAAACTTGACCAGCAACTAGACCACCCAAGTTAGCAGTAAATCTTACTGTACCATTAGCAAGCAATGTTTGAGCATTACCTGAAGTACCAATGATGTTACCTGTATTTTGTGTGTTAGCAACAGCAACTGTTGTCAAACCGGGTACTGTGTTTGCAAAACCCAGAGTTGTATAATCAGTAGTTGTACCATTAATGTTTGCACTTGCCACCTGAATAGCAGAACCTACACTTAGTGTGTTTGCCAAATCAGTACCAATACCAGTTACATAAGCGGTATCAGTGGCAGAGTACAATGTACCTGTACCATTAATACCAATAGCAACACGTGTTAAAACTTGACTACCAACGATTGATGTGTTACCACCAACTACGCCGTATGTGTTAGCGTTAGTTGCAGGGAAACCTGCACCACCTAGTGGGTTGTTGAAATATGCATCAACTACACCAACTGACATTAATACTGATTCACCTGTAGTGTCAGTCAATGTTGCCATTACACGCGGTTGAACACTTAAATCTGTAGCTGAAACACTGAATGTAGTGTTAGATAAAATTGTATCAACATAATATGTTGTATTAGCTGTTAGACCACCTACGGTAGTAGCTACTACGAATGGCATACCTGAGGCTACACCAGTTATAGGAGCGGTTGTTAGATTTCCACCTGAGATTGTGACGATACTGCCTGTTTCTGCGGTATCAGTGATTGTTAAGACTGCTTGAGCCTTTGAGATTTTTAGAGGACGTCCCATTTGTTTTTCCTTTGATAAAATTAGCGGGTTCTAGCCGCTACGCAGTGGGTAACTGCATAAACCCTCAGAATGAGAGTGTATGATATATTTATCTTAGATATGGAAAAAGCGACCGTAGTCGCTTTTTTATTATAGTATCAGTTATAGCATGTAACCGTTTGCCATGTTAGCGTGTGGCATACCAAGTTCAGTAATACTGAATTCAGATCCTGCTCCACCGCCGGTTGTGAGGAACGCTACTACATTGCCTTGACCGCAATAAACACTATTGTAACTATCATTAGCAGAATAAATCTCTGATTGTTGTGTAGCAATAGCATAAGGAACTCCTGCATTGTTGAAAGTGAATGCAACATTTGATAGTGCTACTCCTGCATTAGCAGTTAGTGTTAAACTAGTAGCGTTTGCAATACTTGATACAATTCCTACTGTTGTTCCAGTTGTATTGCCTATCCAACCACCTACTTCAAGTTGAGTGTCAAATGCAGTACCAACACCGGTGACTGTCGCACTGTTAGTTGCTGCCGTTGCTGTACCAGTGCCAGCTACTCTTGGATAACCTGTTACAGCGTGAATACCTACACCTGTAGTTGATATTCTAATCTTGTCCGTAGCAATATTAGCTGATTGTTGTGATACTGCATTGCCTGTATATACGTATGATGCCATTTTAAAAATTCCTTATTATGTATTTATCGTAACATTGTTCATTGTGATAGCCCCTGAAACTACAAAGTCGTATGATATATTGTAGGGCATGTAGGCAAATCTATTTGGTCCGCCGTGTAAACTGCGTGTGTTAGCATAATCGGTTGCAGACCCTGTAGTATACAACATATCAGCAGTACTATCTGCTATTATTAAATCACGAATTTGTGCAGGAGTATAATCGGGGTGAAGTTGTAATAACTGTGCGGCTATACCAGCGACATTAGGACTAGCCATAGACGTTCCGGAAATGCTCATAATTTTATAACTAGCATTGAATGGGTACTGAGTGGTTGCACCATAATCATTTGTATCACTTGTTGTACTTACAATGTTTGTGCCAGGTGCCCATATATCGACTCTTGGGCCTGACTCACTTGATCCAGATTTTTCCTCAGGAGTATCTGCTATAGTACTTACATTACCTACACAAATTACCCCGGGTGCTGAAGGAGGCGATCCACCTCGCATATAATAAGTACTAGATCCACTGGTGTTAGTATAGTAGTTATCATAATCCAGTCCCCCTGGCACATCAATAGTTTGATAATAATTACCAGCAGAACCGCATATTATTATTCCGGCTGCAATCATTTCTGCTATATCAACGTCAACTGAACCAACCCTGACACCAAATGTGTTTCCAAATGCGCCGCCACCAATCATACCATACGCGGCTATTTTAGTTGAAGTTGTATAAGTAGTGCCACGATATGTAACACTTGCAATACTACTAAATGAACTAACATAACTCCAACTCATGTTTACAACAGTGGGACGTTTAAATCCTGTTTCAGGATCAATTGGTTTATTATTATGCCAGCCCACGATGGTATCAAAGCAATCTGTTACTGATATTCCAGTAGTAGGTGCAACTGTAAGGCCAGATACTGACATTACATATATGCGAGAATTTTTTG